AGCCTGAAGCAGCTGAAGGAGTGGTGCGCTGACCGTGGGGTCAAGGCCGTGTCGTTCGACAAGGCACACGTCGAGTCCATGCTCAAGCGTCTGAACAAGAAGCTCACTGACCCTGCCCTCGAGGTGGCCAAGCGTGAGGGCTACGAGCAGGTGAGACACCTGCTCGAGACCAAGCAGATCCTCGGTGGTTCCAGCCTGAAGAAGTTGGCTGTCCTGCTCGACACCGTCGACGAGGACAACTGGCACCCGGGTGGGCACCGGCTGCGTGACCAGTACCTGCATGCAGGTGCAGGTCAGACCCTGCGCACAACCGGAAGGGCGTTCCAGATGCAGAACCTGAAGAAGCTGTCGGTCGTGGCCGACATGGGTGAGCTCGATGATCCCGACTCAGACTGGGACAACATCAGGCTGGCGGAGAACCTGCGCCAGTTGTTCACCTCGAGCGACCCGAACGGGAAGCTGATCGTCGGTGACTTCAAGTCAGTCGAGAGCAGGGGACTGGCGTGGTTGGCGGGTGAGGAGTGGAAGCTCCAGTCCTACCGGCAGGGCAAGGACATGTACAAGGTGCTGGCCACCAAGTTCTACGGTGGCGAGTACGAGTGGATCACCGCGGAGCAGCGTGTCGCCGGCAAGGTGGGCGAGCTGGCCTGCGGGTACGGCGCCGGCGGCGAGGCAGTAGCTGCGTTCGCCGGCAACATGGGCATCGAGCTGAGCGAGGGCGCCGCTACCCAGATCGTCTGGGACTGGCGCGCTGCGAACCCGAGGATCATCAGGTTCTGGGAGATGCTCGACGACATGCTGCACGCAGTGGTGGTGCATGGCAGCAACAGCCAGATCCACCACCTGCACGACAACATGGTGCTGCACATGACACGGGTGGAGACACCCGAGTCACTCGAGGCGCAGCATCCAGGCTGCAAGTCGGTGATGATCCAGGTCTCGCACAACGGCAACGCTGTGCTGCGACGGTTCTTCCTCGGCTGCTACCAGCGAGGCAGGAACATCTGCTACTACAAGCCGTCCGATCGTAAGACCGGCGACCTGTGGCGCAGCCACTACGTGGACCCGAAGACCAAGCTGGTCAGGTTCTACGAGCTCTACGGTGGCAAGCTCGCTGGCATCCTGACCCAGTCCCTGTGCCGGGAGATCTTCTTCATGTGCCTCAAGCGTGTCCACATGTGGGCACGCGAGGAGCACGCGGGGCAGGTCGACCTGGTCGGTCAGTTCCACGACGAGATCGTGGTGGACTGGCGGCCCGGGCGGATCAGCCTGGAGGGTGCGGCCGCCGACATGCGGACGATGATGTCGGACCCCGGCAGGTTCACGTCGTTCCCGCTGGATGCGGAGATCAAGTGGGACTACCGGTACATCAAGTAGCGAGGAGCCCGGCCACCGAACAGGTGTGGCCGGGCTCCCGTTCCCCATGAAAGGAACTGCCCTTGAATGTTACACACGTCGTCGGCGTAGACACCGGACTGGTGCATACCGGCGTGGTCCGGATGGTGTTCCGGGCCAAGCAGAGAGTCATCGAGATCAGCCACGAGGCGGTGGCTGGGGACAAGGCGCCGCCGGTCCGAGCGTGGATCGACGGGGCCCAGAACGTGAAGGTCAAGCCCGTCGTATTCATCGAGGCGTACAACCCGCGGCACCACTACAAGCAGGACCAACGGATGGTCCTGGCGGTGGCCGCGATGCGGACATGCACGGGTGGAACCGTGCTGCCGAACACAGGTGTGAAGAAGGTGGTGCGTCGTGGTCTGATGGAGCTCCTGGGTGTGTGGTCGTTCGGTACTGTGACCCATCACCAGGACCTCAGGTCCGCCGCACGGATCGCACTGCTCGGGATGCTCAAGGATCCCACCATGAACCAGTTGCTGGCCGACGTGGTGAGAGATCACCTGGCGGGTAACACCTGGTCAGTGCAGTAGAAAAAATTTCATCCATCCACCAGTGAAGGAGACAGTCATGGCTGAAGCAGCCAAGACGCAGATCAAGACCGCAGCCCAGGTGGCAGCGGAGGACAACGGCAAGCCGTCGGCCCCGGACGCACCGCTCTTCGAGCGGACGCAGACGCTGGCCAACGTGATCGACCGTCGTGTCCAGGTGTACGGCGAGGTCGTGCCGTCCTTCGAGCGGATCGCTCGGGTGTGGTCGGGCATCCTCGACCACGAGGTGTCGGCCGTCGACGTCACGCTGTGCATGATGGGGCTGAAGATGGTCCGTGCGCAGATCACACCGGACTACGCCGACAACTCCGACGACGTCGACGGATACCTCGACATCATGCGGAAGATCGTCGGCAAGGACATGATCCATGCCCGCTCCGTCGACGACTACATCGTCGAGAAGAACGGTCGTGGCTGAGCAGAGGGAACCAGCCTGGTTGGTAGCCAAGGTGGACCAGCGCCTGGCCCTCATGCAACAGGCGACCGGAGGTCCCGGGATCTTCGAGTTCGACGACAAGACCGTCGTGCTGCTCACGCTCACCGAGCCTGGGCCCGGCGCTACGCCGGCGGACTTCGAGCGATGGGACAAGACGTGCGACAACTGCGGGCACTACTGCCCGACGTCGCTCTACACCGGTCACGTCACCCGTGAGTGGGGCAAGATCCAAGCGATCATCACCTTCGGGGTGTGCCCCTCCTGCAAGGAGGTGAGTGACCGTGAGTCCAGAGATTCAACGCCTGGCTGACAAGGCAGGGGTGAAGCTGTTCGACTACCAGATGCAGGCCCTGCTCGAGGCGTCGCTCATGCAGGGCAGGACCCAGCGGCTGTGCCTGTACTACAAGACAGGCGCAGGCAAGAGCCTCACCGCACTGGGTTGCATGATCCTGTGGGGCTGGCACGAGACGGTGGTGATCGCACCGCCCAGCACCCACGACATGTGGGAGGCGCTGGGTCGCAAGCTCGGGATCCGGGTGTACGCCATGTCGCACGCCCGGTTCCGGATGAAGGACACCAAGCTGAGCCGGACGGTGCCTGTCGTCGCAGACGAGATGCACCTGTTCGGTGGGCACAACGGCAAGGGGTGGAAGAAGCTCGACACCCTGGGCATGCACCTTCAGGCGCCGTTGGTGATGGCGTCGGCAACGCCGAACTACAACGACGCCGAGCGGTGCTACTGCATCCAGCACATCCTCGATCCGATCGGGACCAGGGGTGGGTTCCTCGAGTTCATCTACCGCAACTGCGTGACGGAGCAGAACCCGTTCGGGCAGATGCCCAACGTGACGGGGTTCCTGAACTACCCGGATGCGGCTGCGTTCCTGGCCGACATGCCGGGGGTGAAGTACCTGCCCGACGACCTGGTGTTCACCATCACCGACGTGGCGGTGCCACATGCTGCGCTGCCGGAGATGGATGCGTACGGCTACAACGCACGCGACCATCACATGCTGGCTAGCGGAATGGAGGAGCGGCACACCCGCACCTACCAGGGGCTGGTGGCTGACGGCGGCCTGCTGCACGACCACGTCTACAAGGAGGTGACCAACCTCCTGTCGATCGCGACGACGCCGGTGCTGGTGTTCAGTACGCACAGCACCATCGCGTACGCGCTGTACGGGCAGCTGCTGCTCGACGACGTGGACTGCGACATCGTGACCGGTGGTGACACGCCGGCCCGCAAGCAGCGGAAGCTGGACAAGTTCCGGCACGGCGGCACGAACGTGCTGGTGGGCACGGCGTCGCTGGCCACCGGCACGGACGGGCTGGACAAGGTGAGCGACTGGCTCATCATCCTCGACGACACCGAAGACGACTCGCTGCGCAGGCAGCTCGTCGGTCGGATCATGCCTCGAGGGATGGACGCCGACGCCCTGAAGAAGAGGGTGTATCGGCTGGTCCTGACATGACATTCCCATGTAGTGGGCGGGTGGGGTCGGGCGAACCATGTCCGGCACTACAGGGAAGGAGGGCCGATGGCTACCACCAGCATCGACGCTCGAATCTCGCGGTTGCTGAATGACCTGGAGATGCCCGACTTGGACGAGGCCGAGATCCGACGGATCAAGGACAAGATCAAGTTTCTTCAGGACATGAAGTAACCGCGAGCCACGCAGGCGGGGCCGGTTCCTGGCCGGCCCCGCCTGTCACATCCAGGAAGGAGGAGCCTCGTGCTCGAGCACAGGTCGCAGAAGGATCTCAACAAGTATGCGCACAACCTGGCGACGGGCTACGAGCTGGTGCATCACCGCGGTCTGATCTACCTCCCGGTGGACTACGAGACCAAGGACATGTCGACGTCGCCGCATGTCGTGCCAGCGATCGAACGCACCATCTGGCTCCCGCTCAGCGAGAGCGAGATCGAGAACATGGTGGCTGACCAGTTCCAGACCAACTTCAGGAGCAAGACCGAGAGGTCGAACTTCTGCTACTGGCTGGAGGCGCACGCCATCCAGTCGGACAAGGACATCACCACCCTGCTGGTGCGAACCAAGCAGGGGCTTCGAGAGCTCAGCGAACAGGGTGAGCTGGTCGAGGCGCCGCAGGAGTTCAGGCCGAACACCCTGTGGCCCATGCTGAACGACGACCAGAAGGAGAAGGACAAGGTCTTCGCTGTCATCAGCGAGTGGCTCGACTCCGACGAGGAGGCGCACTCGCTGCTGCGGCACCTGGCTACCAGCCTGGCGCCGGGGTGGTCCGCGGTGCGGTACGTGCTGCTGCTAGGCGATGGGCGAAACGGGAAGTCCGTGCTGCTCAAGATGATCGAGACCCTGTTCGGGCGAGAGAACGTGTCGTCCGTGACCCGGCAGATGATGTCGGAGCAGAACGCCACGGTCACCGAGCTGAACGGGAAGCTGCTCAACATCGTGTACGACGGCCGGTCCGAGTACGTGAAGGACTCCGGCACGGAGAAGTCGTTGGTCGCCGGTGACCCGGCTCCGATCAGGAAGCTGTACGAGTCGGTGACCACGATGGTGCAGACCAACGCGCTGTTCATCGAGGGCTTGAATCGTGAGCCGAAGACGAAGGACAAGAGCTCTGCTCTGCAGAAGCGGCTGGTCCGGTACCACTTCCCGCGGGTCTACAAGGTGGACATCCAGTTCGCCCGGAGGATGACGAGCGAGAAGGCGCTCGGAGCGTTCCTGTCCCTGCTGATCGACCACTACGTGA